AGACTCAAAGATATTCATTGTAAGGTAGAAGATTATTTGAGTTTAATCAAAGAAGTCGGCGTTGATAAAATGGTACTTGATCAAAACGAACATGAGGCAAAATTCATGTGCGTTGAAGAAAGTCTAATGATTAATAAATACCTTCACGAGAAAGCAAATTTTAAAGTATTTATGAGTGCAACTATTGGTGATCCTAAGGCATTCATTAAAATTATGGGAATTAAGAATGCGAAGTTCATTAGAATGGACAATATGTTTAATTATGATAAATCACCTATTGTGTTTGTTAATAGACATAAGCTTTCATTTAGAGAAAGAGAAAAAAGTTTACCTAAAGTTGTAGAAATACTAGATCAAATTATATCTAAACATAAAGGTCAGCGTGGTGTTATACATACTGGATCTTATGCGTTTACTAACTTTATAAAACAAAATTCTAAACACACGTTCAGACTTATGGATTATGAAAACTCTAAGGAGAAATCAATAATGTTAGAATTATTTAAAAAGAAAGAAGAAGCTGTGTTAATGGGACCGTCTTTATTAGAAGGTTTAGATTTAAAAGATGACATAAGTAGATTTCAAATATTCTTTAAAGTTCCATATCCATCTTTAGGTGATCCATTGATTAAGGCTAAAATGCAAACATCAAACGAATGGTATGATTGGAAAACCGGCATCAGTATTATGCAAGGTGTTGGGAGATCAGTAAGAAGCGAAAATGATTGGGCAGTAACGTATGTTTTAGATGCATGCTTTAGAAGTCTGATATATAAACCAGGATTCTTCCCTCCAAGTTTCAAAGAGAGGATCAAGACTATAAAATAAAACCTTTATTATATGAAAACAATTAAAAGATTAACGGCAATTTTATCACTATTCTTATTAACTTCATGTGGGGTTAATTGGCAGGTAGCAACACTAAACCACGATTCAATATATGCTGATGAAAATTATATAGTAGTAGCAGGTGATGTGGAGGTAGATACATTAAACGCGTTTCAATTTAGAAATAAACTGAGAACAGATATTAGTTTTAGATTAGACTTTGCGCGATATGCTTTAAGTCAACCTAGATCATTTGATTGGAATAACAGGCTGTTAGGAAGTCAATATGATTCTAGATACAATTCTTATTATTGGAATAGAGATCAAATGTGGAATGATTGGGCTTGGGGTTATACAGGCTGGAATTCTTGGGGTTCTCCTCATAGATGGTCACCATTTGGATATGATAGATGGGGATATAACATGAATTATGGTTGGAATAATCATGGATGGGGATATAACAACTGGATGGGCAATGTCCATTATGGACATGGTTGGAACAATTACTATGGTTGGAATGGACATTACAATAATAACTGGGGTTGGAGACAACAAATGAATGGTTACGCATGGCAAAATAGAAATAGATCAAATACATCATATATTAATGGTAGAAGAGGTTCAATAAGTGATGAAATTACTAGTACAACTACAAGAAATGGTAGAGCACACTCTTCTATGATAGAATCTACTAAAAGAATTACAAAACCAACTAGAGTAATTACTAAGCCTGATGGAACTAGAGTTTACGTTAGACCTGAAAACAATATTATTATCAACAACACTAAGCCTAGAGTTATCAGAGAGAAGCCAATAGTGCCAATTATTAGAAACAATAATACAAGACCCAACAATAATACAAGACCAATTATTAGAAACAATAATACAAGACCTACATATAACAATACGAGACCTACAAATAATTCTAGATCAACTACAAAACCTAGAGTTACTAGAACTAAAAGGGACAACTAAAAAAAACTAAATGGGATTTAACAAACTAATGCTTCCGGACGTAGATAGACTGGAAGAACAACTACAAAGTATGGGTAAAATAGAATTCGGAAAGCACTGGCTGAGAAGATTTCAAAAATCAGATGCTATTATGGGTCCTGACAAATCCCATGACTTTATTAAACCTTTTACAGATCATGCGTATAAAGAGTACAAACAAATATTTGTAAATAATGAAATGGATACAGATATTAAAAAATAAAATTATGGGTAATCAACAAAATACTAGTCAGTTTTATGTTTGGATTAAATCAGAAAGATCTGGTGAAGTTGTAGAGGTAGCTGAAATTCAAAATGATTCTAAGTGGACAGAGTTCACTGATGGTACACGATGTAATGCTAATGCTATAAAAGAATTCTTACTTCCCGCAGATGATAAAGACCAAGCATACTTAATAGCTAAAGATTTTGGTGGAATAATAACTAGTAATCCTGAAGCTGCTAGACCTGGCAGACCAAGAAGAGATTCCGAACCTGAAGCTGCTAGACCAGTTAGACCAAAAAGAGATGTAGAAAAAACTGCTGAAATTAATGTAATGATGGAAATGCTCAGAAAAATGAGTGCTAAAAATCATGCTGAAATGCCAGTTAAAGTAAATATACCTTCTAAAGAAGTATATGATCTATTTAAGGATCAAATGGATATTACTAAAAAAGATCTCAATTCACAAATTGGGCTGCTTGTAGAAAGTCAGATAGATAATTTAAGAGAGCAACTAAAAGAACAGATAGAATCATTTATTAAAAACTATTACAATGGAAGAACAAACAACGGAAACACAACAGATACAAGCTCAACAGAATCAGGAAATTCCTAATCGCAAAGAACGTAGACGTAGATTAAAACAACAAGGCGTGTTAAAATACCTTAGTACTAAGAATTTCTTAGATCCTATTCGTGCAAACTTTAGAACAGAAAACATTAAAACTGGAGTGAAGATTCAAGCTATACGACGTGAAAAATTAGACAAGCAATTAGAAGCTGACTTCATGATTAAATTAGAAAGCATGAAAGAATCTTGGTATGAGATTGGTTATAATGCTAAAGAAATTGAAATGCTAGAGGAAGCTGCTGCTATTCATTTCGCCAAGGATAAATCAACTTGGAAAGAAGATAAAAAAGAAGCTAAAGAATTAAGAAAAAAAGCTAAAGTATCTTTAGCGTCTAGAAAACAATAATATATGTTAAGTATTGGTATTGAGCCCGCAGATAATGGTGTCATAAAGACACTTGTAGATGATAACATCAACGGAGGTGGAGAAGATTTTGAGGCTCGTCAAGTTTACGAATTTGAAGGGCCAATGAAAAGAGCAAATCAAGTTAAATTTTTAAAAGATTTAATATTTGATTTAGGAATGGACATAGGAACTGAAATAGATAATGATCTTATTCAGATATATGTTGGCTGGGGAAGACAATATAACGGTAACCTCAGTGAAATAAAAAATAAGATCCAGGTTTTAGAGAAAGAAATCAAAAGACTTGGATCCATGCTAAAAGAATGAATGTAAAGATAGAAGGAGTTTGGTGTAAAACAAGAACAGAGTTCGATAAATTGTCTAAAAAGGGTGATTACGATTTGTCTGTGTCATATTATGATATATTTAATCGTTTGATTAAAAGCGATCCTAATAACGTAGAACCCTCAAACATTATTATTTCTATATACATTAGAAAAAGTATTCAAAAGGTATTATGGGACTTAACTGAAAAAGAAGAAAGAGACGATGTCAAAATTCTTTATATGTTTAAGTCCTTAAGTGCAGATACCGTTAATGGTTTTAGAGACTTTATTAACTCTATGGTTGAAGAAGATTGTGAATTAGATTTACTTGTAGTTAATAGATGCGACTTTCCAAAAACGGGTGTCTTAAGTAAATTTGACAATGTTCGATTCATAGACAATGATTAAACACAAGCTCTTTTCTAAGGGTGATCAAATCCATGCCCTTATTTCTACTACTCAACAACCTAACCTACTTATTCCTGTTAGGGCTACAATTTACGATGTAAAGTTTGATGATGTAAATCCTCAATATCAAATTAGAATTAAAAAGTTTTATGATCCTGTATATTTCTTAAAGAAAAATCTTTTTGGAGGCAGGTTTATGAAGAATTTTGAAGGAAAGGACACAAAGATAAATTTAAAAAGAGGATTATATTCTACTGTATCAGACATTGAGAATAATATATTTAATGGCGCCAAATGGAAACAATACATGATTGTGGTTGATTCTGTGTTCTGTACGAGAACTCGGGTAGAACAAGAAACTCTTTTTAATAGAATACAAACCTTTAATATTGAGATGAAACTGAAAGAGCTATATGAGCTTGTAAACAGGTCATCATATAGAAATGGTGAATTTTATTGGCATACTAAGGGCGAGTATGTAAAATCTTTACATAAATTTTTAGGAGATAAATATCCTAAGGATGACAAATGGTCAGATAATCTACTATATAGACCTGATACCGATGAGATGGACAACGTTGAATGGGTATAATCATAATATCCTACTATAATAAGTAGATATATATAAAAAAAGAAATTCATATTTATGTCTGCAATTGGTAATGATGCAAATTTTATTTTTAAGAAGGTTTTAAATGTTGTTGATAAATCAACAGGGTTAGACGTTACTGAATATTTTTACGATGATGTTGTAAATAATAGGGAAGTGACAACTAGAAGCCCAAAGCCTGGAGCACTAGATGCTCCTAAGCCCTCTGCTGAAGATCAACAGGGAACTGGAAAAACAACATTAAATTCTGATAATGTTTTTGGTGCACAACAACAAGGTAGCTCAATGTATCCGGAAAAAGGTGTAGATTCTAGGGCATATCCTATAAAAACTGTAATAAGCGGTGAAAAGGGTGACACATACGAAGATAAAGGTGAATCTGTTTCTTTTGGAAAAGCACCTCGTAGTTTATTCAATAATTGGACATTACATAGATTTCAAAATAGAGTTGGAACAGTTGCTGAAGATGATAGCACAGAGTATAATGGTAAAACATATAATAAGCCCGTAACTGCTGCACTTGCTCAGAATATGCAAAAAAATCCAACAGCAAGAAATATTGTAGAATATTCGCAAACAACTGGAGGAGCATGTTTCTCTTATAGCTATAGTGACTTTATTCAAATGGAACACTATGGGCAAATATCTAATGATTATTTAATTACTCTTAGAAGATTCGCATACCCAGTGGGTGATGATTTATTAAGTCCTAAAACAGCAGGTACTAAAGGTAAAAGAGTAGATTCATCTGCACCTGATTTGGCAAGAGCGGTAACATGGTTATCTCCACATTTAGGTAATGATTTAAAAGAGATTTTAAAATTTAAGACTGGTTATTTATGGAAGGAAGCTAAATCAGAAATACAAGATGCACAATCAAGACAAAAAGATAGAGGTGCGCTCGGAGGTGCTATTGACAATAGTAAATACGGTGCAGCGATTGAATCGGGTTTAAATGGTTTTACATCTGTTCAAGCTAAAAAACTTAGAACCGTAGGTAACGTAGATCATACTAAAGAAACATATCCAAACAAAGTATTTGGACCTCTTAATATTATAGATAAAGTTTTAGCTAGAGAAAAAGGACTTAAGTTTGAACAGGAATTTAAATTATCTTTTCATTATGACTTAAAGGCATATCCAGGCACTAGTCCAAAGGTTGCATTTATGGATACATTAGCCAATGTATTGGCACTTACATATAGTAACGCACCATTCTGGGGAGGAGCTACTAGATTCTCAGGAACTGGAGCTACTGGTAAACCATTCGGTGATACGTCTTTATTAGAAAAGGGTGATTATGCTGGTTATTTAGGTTCTATTGCTGATACACTTGCAGGTATGGGTGGAAACTTTATGGATCAATTGAAAAAAACTGCATCTAATGTTTCTAATGGTGCCGGTTTAAATAAAATACTTGGAGATTCTTCCATTCTAGAAAATATCGTAGGTGGTGGTTTAATGAAAATGATGGGAGGCCCCAGTGGTGGTGATGTAATTAAAGCATTTTTAACAGGTGATCCTACTGGAAACTGGCATGTTACTATTGGAAATCCAATGAATCCAATAGTGGTTTGTGGAAACTTATGTTTAGAAGATGTTGATTATTCATTTGAAGGACCATTGGGTTATGAAGGATTTCCAACTAAAATGAAAGTTGAAATGTCATTAAAACCTGGAAGACCAAGAGATAAAACAGATATTGAATCGATGTTTAATGCTGGTCGAGGTAGAATGTACTTACAACCTGAATGGGGTGACGGTGAAGGAATTGATATAGACGCAATGTTAAATATAGATGCATATGGTGATAAATCTGGAAAAGGAAATCTTGCAAACAAACCATACATGAGTAGAATATCTGACATGGCAGCTGGTTAAAATAAACTAATATAATGGAGTTTAAAATATTTGTAAATAAAAAAGTAGGGGAAGATAAATTATTTTTAGCTCAACCTACCATGTTGTTCGGGAGTTTAAATCATGAAGATTATTTAATGATTGCTAAACATATTGTTAAAGATGACGATCTAGTGAGACCTGATAGAATTTCTACAGAACATTACGGTACTACATCGGGTTTAGATATCATATTAAAATTTAATGGCATTTCTGATCCGTTTTCTATTAACATAGGCGAAGAACTTTGGATACCTATGGATAATATTCCATATTTTAAACTAGAGTCACCTCAAATGTTTGAAGAAAATCCTATTAAAAATCAATTTATAAAAACTAAAAGATTAAGTAAAACTGATCAAAGAAGATTAAAAGCACTTAAAAAGAAATATAACAAAGAGAACTTATTGCCACCTAACGTTATTCCAGTTGGTAGAAAAAACTACGAGTTCGATGGCTCTGATATCAGATTTGGTATGGGACCACAAACAGACGCCGTGGTTGATTCTATACTATCTGATATTAGGAATCAAGGTGATGCTGGTTCAGGTGAATCAGGTGAATCATTTGAAGCTGAACTTGTAATAGATACAAACGATAATTCACAATTAACTAATAGTTCTGGAAATGGATCTGGAAACGGAGGAACTGACAAAAGCGACAGTGATTATGATGCTATTTTAAATAATAATAGTGGAAATGGTACAAATCAAGGTAATGCTGGTTCTGGAGCTGGAAGTGGAACTGGAAGTGGAGAAAATGGTGGTAAAACAGATGGTGCTGATAACTTAGGAGGAAATGAACCAGACGGAACAGCTCCTGGAAATTCAGATGATAACCCAACAAATAACCCAGACGCACCTTGCGCTAAATAATAAATATGGAATTATCGAATAACATATTAGCAGTCGTAGAGCCAGCAATTAGGCCTACTGAAATCAAGATGGACGCACTTGCTGAAGAAAAAAAAGATGAAGCAGAGTTCAAACAATCTACTATGGTTGCCACTCTTAAACCATTTATACTTATTAATGGTTATCAATTTGCACCAACCGATGTTGAAAGCTTTGAATTAGATTTATCTAAAGAACTTCCAAGATGTGACATAACATTAAATGACGAGGCAGGAAAGTTTGCTGTCGGTAGTTACCCAAGAGATGGTGATTTTTTTACAATACTTATAAATTCTAAAAATCAAGAGACATTTAAATCTATTCATATGGATTTTGATATTAGAAGTTGCGAATCCCCAAAAGAAGGAAACGTTGGAACTGCAACATTTGAAATGTCTGGAGTTTGTAAAATTCCTAGAATACAATCAGAAGACTGTAGAAATTTTGAAAGTGCAGATTCTTTAACACATCTGGAAGAAATAGCCAGAGATTTAGAACTGGGTTTAGCAACTAACATTGATGCAGCAGATGACGCTCAGTCTAGAATTATGGCATTTGAGCCTTATCTTAGTTTTATAAAGAAGATAATCAAAGAAAGTTATGTGGGTGAAGAATCTTTTCAAAAGTTTTGGATTGATCCTTATTACTATATGAATTACGTAGACGTGAATGCATTATTTAATTCACCTAATCCACCTATAGAAGAATTTGCAGAATCATTGGCTTCAGCTGCTGAATCAATGGTTGCAACTACTGAATCCGAAAAGAATGCAAAAACAGGTAATGACATTGAAGTGCCATTGCTGTTAACAAATCATATTGCATTTATGGGAAATAGTTCATTTGTAGAATCATCTAATATACTGAATAATTCAGCAAGTGTTAGTGCTGTAAATGGGTATGCCAGAGAGGTTACAATATATGATAATAATAGTGATAAAGCAGAAAGAAAACAAGAATTTAGAATTGAGCCATTAGGTGGAAAAGATTTAAAGGAATTGGAAGAGCCACTTCGAGGTAATAGAAATGATGCTAGGCATGTTGATCAAATTAAATATAAGTATATTGGAAGGCAAGAAGCGGGTGAAGATGGATTAGGTAATGTACATGCTAATGGTGCATTTTCACAATTGCATAATGCACAAAATGAGTCTGAAACACAAAAAATGAAATTAGAAGTTACTTTAAATTCATTTAATCCTTCATTATACAAGTACCAGAAGATTCCTGTATTAATGTACATAACTAACCCCAAGGCTATTCAACAAAACGAAAGAATTAAAGGTGATAAAAAAGAATTAGGCATGGACAAAGACGAGCCTTTTGGATTAGCAGAAGCTAGTGAGGATTTAGCAGATGCTGGCAAAAAAAGCCCTAGTCAATCGTTAGATTCATTCTTATCAGGTTATTATATAATTGAAAGTATAATATATGAAATAGACGAGGATGTTACAAAACAAACAATGGTACTTCTTAGAAGAGAGTGGCCAACTAGAACTGAGAATTTAATTAATCCACCAGGTTTAGAAGAAGCACCAGTTGAAGAGAAAGCTGAGAAAGTCGCTGAGAATAGTCCACCTCCACCAGAGCCAACACCTGCCCCGACGCCGGAACCAACACCAGTTCCTGAACCTGAAATAGTGGAACCAGTGGAACCAATATTAGACTTGGATGTGTCAGCTCTAGAGAAAGGCCGCTTGCAACTAGGTTCTTGGTATGAGTTAGATCTAAAAGCATTATGGACTGCTGATGATATTAGCCTTGTAACTGAAACTCCTAGTGTTAAATTTAAATTTATAGGGCCAAGCGAGGTTGTGATAGATGGAAACGTCAGTATGAGTGAAAGCAGACACAGCCTTAACATGTTTGAAAGTGTGAAATATAACATTACGGGTGTTTTAGAAAAGGATACACTTAAAGATAATGAAGGCGACTATACTATAGAAGTAACGTTGACGTACAAGGATCAAACTGTTGTAAAAACAGTAGCATTTGAATCCTCTCCATGGACAGGTCCTAAACGACTGGGAGGTACAGGAATAAGAGTTAATAAACATTATATGTTTGCTTATGAAACAGGGATGTCTTCAGAGTATGGTGTTTTTGAAGGTAAATACACGCTTACATCAGAAGTTGTTAAAAAAGGAAAAGGTATGCCGCCAATGTCTGGTAATATTACTGGAGAAGATTACCGGGATGTAGAGACCAGAACCAAAGCGGCATGGGAATCAGAATACCAATCACACAGAGCGTAGTACAAAAAATAAAGATAAATAATACATGTCAGACTTTAATCACATTAATGAATTTAGAAAAGGCTCTGTTTTAAGTAGGATCAGTGAAGATCCAACTTATCTTAGTTTCTTTTTTATGTTCGATGGTATCGATAGAGAACATTCACCATTATTAGCGGGTCCCGCTGAAGAGTATTTAAAGACTATGGTAGATGCACACTTAGGAACTAGCTATGCATTAAAATTAGCGGCATTTAGAAAAGTATTATTTAAGATCAATAAAGAGATGCCATGGTTTTGGCAAACTGTTAATGGTTTAGAGTTAGTAGAAACTTATGCTAAAATGGAAGAGCCATATAGAGGAGCTGAAAAACCTAAAATAGAAATAGAATGTTTAGAAGAAAATGTAGAATTAACTGCGGTAGCTTTAATGACTTTATACAAACAAGCATGTTATGATTATAGAAGGTATGTAGAAATATTACCTCAAAATTTAAGGCACTTTAGAGTTTGGACTGTACTTTCAGAAGTTAGAACATTTCAACAAGATACTGTTGCAAGAGATTTAAATTTATACGGTGCTGAAATGCCAGGTAACGAATCAGGTTCTTCTGTTAATCTTATTCCTAGAGCAAAAGGATATGAAACGGCTGTCGGAAGAAATGCTGGTAAATTTGATGCTCCATTAGTTAAACAATATACCGCTGATGCCAAACCACATTTAATGTTTGAATTAGGTTTTTGTCAATGGGAAGTAGATACAATTTCAAGTGTTTTTGCAGACCAATCTAAAAATCCTGCGGCTAAAAAACCAAAAGTTTCATTTACTTGGGGTACTGGTTTTATGACAGGAAGTAAATTTGGAGAAAATGTGGTTACTGAGCCTCAGAGCCCACTATTTCCGGAGGCTAAACCAGATGATGGCTTATATCCTAATCAACCGTTTAATCCATTAGCAATTGCACAAAATGCAATAAGTGATAAAGTAAATGGACTTGCTGGTGGTTTAGTGAATAGATTTAACAACTTAAAGAATGGTCTACCAGGTTTTGGTAATAATCCTTTAGGTAGAGTTTATCCTGAAGGTTTAACTGGAGCTGCAGCTTCTTTAGCTAATAGAGGTTTAGATGCAGTAAAAGGTTTATTATTAGATAATGTACATGGTGGTTCTGGAGTTTTAGGAACTTTAAGTGATATTAATACTGCACTAGAAGCCGGGAGCGTGAATGCTATTTTAAATTTAGCAGGACAATTAAATCAAAATAACACTAATGTTCCAGATAATGGCAAGATTTCTCCATTCACTATATACGAACCTGGGATTGATTCTTCCCCTGATTTACCAATCAATCAAAGAGTCCATGATCCTGTTGCACAAGAACCTGATGATCAAAATATTACACCAGGTAGAATTCATGAAGAGGGTGTTGACAGTAGCCCAGATGATAATATTAACGAGAACGTACACTCATAAATATGAATAACAAAGAACTAGTTGAAGATAATTTAAGAGAGACTCATTGGTTAGGAGAAGTTGTAATAAACGAAGATCCTTTACTAAATGGTAGATGTCGCGTAAAAGTGTATGGTAAATTTGATAAACTAACAGATGATGCTATTCCATGGGCAACTCCTATGAATAGAGATCAAGTCGGTGCACATTCAGTCCCTAGAGTTGGAGATATAGTAGCTGTTAGATTTGATAATGGTAACATTTATCACCCTGAATATTGGTTTCAAATAGATCAAAATCCGGATTTAAAAACAGATATATTGGAAGCATCTGATGCACCACATGACGTGGTTAGTTTAGTATATGACGCTGAAAGAAATATTAGAATATATCATTCTCCTGAAGATGGTTTAGTTATTACTCGAGGGAGTGGAGCTAAAGAAAGGCCGATGATACAAATAGACGAAGAGGGATTCATTAAGATAAGCACAGATGCGAAAATGTTCTTAGACTGTGGTGATATATTCGTTTCAAATGAAGGTGAACCTGGAGCTGATGAGACAGAGCCAGCAGTGAGAGGCCAATCTTTACAAGATTGGTTACAAACATGGTTAGATGATTATAATGCACATATTCACCCGACTGGAGTTGGACCATCTGGTCCTCCCATGCCACCTACACCAGCAACTGTAGGTAAATTATCAAGTTCTCATATTAAGTATCAACAAAAGAATAAGTAGTTATGCCTGCACTGTGGCCAACATTCATACCAAATTTAGCAAGCGATATTGCTGGACAAGAATTTACAAAACCTGGTGGTGCTATAGTTTCATATGCTCTTCCAAAGGTTGGTGTTAATCAAGTTCCTATTTTTCCTCCATCTTTAGAGCTAATAAAATCTATTAAACCTGGAAATCCACTAAACGCATCATTAACAACAGATCCTGCTGCAATGATAAATGCTATCAATCTTGCACCTCTAAGTGGAAGATATGATTTTGGTGTAAGAGTTGCTGAAAGATATCTTGAAGCTGTGAAAGGTTTGGCAATGACACCATTTGGTGCGACACATACTAATAACCCTGCAGCTGAGTTTATATTAAAGCAAGGTTATGGTTTAGTTTTCGAAAGAATATTGAAAGAAGGTGATATTCCTTTACAAGATCAAAAAGATGAAGATGGAAAAATAATAGAAATGGGTAAAGAATCTCATCCTGATTATGCTGACTTTTGCCCAGATCCAGTTGAAGAGCCAGATCCAGTTGAAGAGCAAAAGAAACAAGATAAGAAGTTTAATAAATTTATAGAAGAGTATAAAAGTGATTCTGCGATGGATTTATATAAGTTTAAATTTTATGAATTTCCATGTTTAAGTGGTGATGAAACACAATCTGATCTAGAGAAAATATTCGCGACTAGAATTTTACATGGATTTGAAGATCTTGGTAATTACACTAGTAGTATGAATAAAAAATATGAATATTTTATGTGGGCTGCTTGTCTTGGATCAAATATTTATAGAAACCAGATAGCAAATGTTACGGGTGCTAGCAACTTTCTTCAAGGACACCCATATCCTAATATTAATAATAAAGCTAGAAACGACATTGATGCGGCAGGTTATGATTGGAAGGACTTAGCTGATAACGTAAGTGATTTAGTTGTTAATGCTATTTTAAATGTACACGAAGATGTAGAATGGCAAGGAACATATACAAGCGATATGAAATTACTTTTTGGTGTTCCTAATGCTATTAAAAATAGAATAAAGAAATCACCAACAGGTCCTATCGAAATGCCATATGATTTTGAGTGTCCATTGAATAAGTGGAAAATTCAAGTACCTTATGATTTCGATCACATGCCTCCTGATAATCCTAGTAAAAGACCTAGAGTATTGACGTCTAACGTTGTTGCTGCTTTTACTTATTATCCTGGAAAAAGATCAGGCAACTTTGTATTTAGTCTTCAGAATTCTAGTAATTATGTTTCTACACCTAATTTTATTAAGTCTACTAATTGGGTACAAAATAAATATGAGAACATTGAGTGGAAAGAAAAATGGCGTAAAATTCCAAACGCAATAAGTAGTGCTAGAACACCTGAAAATGTGATTGATATAAATCCGACAGCAGGTGGTACTATATTTAAATTTCAAAGACAACAAGTGGTTGACGCCAAGACTGCGGCAGAAGAATGTGATGATGCAGAAGAAGATAGCAATATAGATTATACTTGGCCAGGTGGTGATCCATATGAAGAAATGGCAGAAATAACTATTGCATATTGGTATGCTTGTTTAGTAAAACCATTTGCCCCCTCTCCATCTGCTTTACCAGCTTTAATTCCTCCTCCACTTACAGGTATTTACATTCCAATTTATTATGGTGGTAAAAAAAGATTAGCTAAAAATTTAAGAAAGGCTTGGAATACTGGAAAAACATTCTCAATTATCCCAGCACCTATGCCACCTGCATTAGCTGTTTCAACTGCGGTTGCGGCGGCGTATATGTTACACTTGTTAGAATTTAAGTTATTGTATCTTGGTGGAATTCCAACACCAGTGGGCCCAGTGCCAATGATAGGAATTGTTCCTGTAGTATTCTAAAAAATAATAGGATATATAATATCTTACACCTTTAATATAAAAATAAATGAACAACGAAAAAAACAAGAGGATCAGAATTGGAGATCATAAACCAAAAGCTGAGACCATAGTTGAAGAACTAGATTTAAAAATCGAAAACACAAAAGTTGAAGAAGATGCTGATCAAGCATTTTATGATGAGAACGGGGAATTCATGTGGGATGCATTTGAATCTACTTGCCCATCTAGAACAAGAAAACCAAACCCACATATTAAAACCAGAGACGGTGATAAAGTATTCTCTCGAGAACCTTATGCACAAGAAATGTATGATATGCTTACTGCACACGATGACAGTATGGGACAACTACTAACTGTAATTAATCCAGGAGAAATTCACGAAGGTAAGATTTATGCTATCAATGGTGAATTCATTAGTGTTGATATTGGTTATAGAGAGTTAATTTACGTTAAATACGACAAAGAGCCAGCAGATGTTCAAGCACTTAAACCAGGTGAAGAAACGGCTGTACTAATTATGACATTGGGTAAAAACTCACATGTCGTTGGAAGTATTACTGGTGGTGTAAAACATAAAGTGTTTATGGACCTTAGAGCTGCTGTAGAATCAGGTAATACTGCTTGGGTAGGTACAGTAACTAATATGATTGAAAATGGAGGTTATATGGTAATGGTACAAGGTATAGAATGTTTCATGCCAGGTTCTCTTGCCGGTATTAATAAACTTCATGATTTTAGTTCTATTATTGGAACTGAAATATATGTTGTGCCTGTTAGTTTCTCACCAGATAGAGGAACATTAGTAGTTTCACATAGAAAATATTTACAAGCACTAATACCTGGAGAACTAGAAGGATTAAAAGAAACACAGGGTGAAACTTTAACAGGTAATGTTACTGGTACTGCAAAATATGGTGTGTTTGTTGAGTTTAATAAATGTTTAACTGGTATGATTCATAATAATGACTTAGATGAAGAAACTTTAGTTAAATTTAAAGCTAGAGAAATTAAACCAGGCGATGAAGTATCGTTTATGGTAAAAGACATTATTAGCAATACTAAAATAACACTGACACAGAAAGCAAACATAGTTGTTAATCCATGGGTAGATATTATTTCTAGATATCAAATTCCATGTGTTGTTAATGCTACGGTTAAAACCAAAAAAGACTATGGTTTGTTTATTACAATAGAAGAAGGCGTTACTGGTTTACTGCACGTGAGTGAATTAAGTGAAGAAGTAATGAGTGTTTTTAAATCAGGAGACCCTATCACTGTACAAGTTACGAGAATCGATGTTGATTCTATGAAAGTGTTTTTAAAAATGCCACAATAACTATTGTAAAACGAGAGTGTGATATATAATCAAACGGTAATATCATAATCTTAGTATGCAAAAATTAAATATAGATTCTCCAAGAGAATCAATCCTAAACGCAGCACTCATGGGTGTTGAGTTTGAGTTCTATTCTAACCTCGATCTAGAAGTGACCAGAAAATCTTTGGAAAAGCTTCTAGATCGAAAGATTAGATTAGAGGATAAGGCCCATTCTGATTTTGTACCATCTGCTGAAGTATTTAAAATTGAACCAGATATGTCTGGTGGTAAAGGTTTAGCAGAACTGGTTACTGGTCCTATCCCATATAGAAATGCTAGATTAGTAGTTATCAAGATGTTAAAATGGATATCTGAAAACGGGTATACTAATGAAAGAGCTTCTATTCATATAAATTTATCTTTCGATAAAAAGTATCTTCAAGATAAAGATCTTATTTCTAAAATGAATGTTCTTAAATTTATTTTAGAATTTGATGAAAAACAGGTATATAAGTTTTTCCCAGAACGTGAAGATTCAACATATGCCAAAAGTGTAAAGTGGGTAATGCCTAAAATTGAAGCATTTCATTTTGATGGTAATCACATTGCTGCAAATAATTTTAAGTTTGCAGATACTAAGTATTATGGAATCAATTTTTCCAAATCAGAAAAGAATTATTTAGAGTTTAGATATATTGGTGGAACTGATTATGAGAAGAAGCCAGATGAGATTTTGTATTTAACTGAGAGATTCTTGATGCAAATGTGGAGTTCATGTAATGATTCTAGGTTCAATGACTTGAATAAAATAGAATTACTTAAAATTTTAAATAAAAATAAACCCATATCGGAGATACTAAAGGACTACTCTAATGTGTCTAAACATTATCCTGACATTACTATACTGGTCGACTTAGTAGACAACCCAGTAATTATTAAATTACAATGGGAGAGGTTTAAAAACAGAGTTGTAGATCTTATAGTAAATGGATCTATGACTGCTGGATTAATTAACTACGATTCTAACTATGGTGCAACCCAAATAAAAGATGGAAAGTTCCCGGCAGTATACCAACTAGAAGATTTTGAATTTATTGATTGTGAAATAGCTGGTAATGTAATTAATTCTAGTTTTTATGGGTGTGAAGTAAGTGGATCAACAATTACATATGGTAGTTTATACAAAGGCACTAAAGTAAAAGAATCCAAAGTGGAATCTAGTTACACACATGGTAGTTGTGAATTTACTAATTGCTATGTTTCGGGCAGAGACACTATGTTTAAAGGTAAAATGGTTGGAGGTATATTCAGAGAAGGTTTTATGACAAAAGACGCTAGATTTGATGATACTGAAATCGTAGTAAGTAAAAAAATAAGAGAATAAAATGAGTGAAATTAGAAGCGGTTCAAACAGTGACTTAACTTCCGGGAGATATTTTGATCCTAATTGTTTAAATGTATTTTTAGATGAAATAGGAGATGATATTACTGGAGCATGCATGGTACCTATTAATTTACCACAAAAAGAGATTGTTAATATAATCAAAAGAGCCAAAAAGTGGTTTTATAAAAAATATGAATATTCTGTAAAAGAAAATCTGTATCATATACCTAATAGTGTGTTTAGTACTGAATTTTTTAAAAAACACAGAGCTTTAACATTGCCTGGGCCTAGTATAGATGGTGGAGGTGGAGTATTTTCTGTGTATGGATTATATGACTTGTCATCAGGATGGAATGGTGGTGGAGGTGGACTAGATGTAAGGTTTCAAGGTGGATCTGATTTTTCTATGGAAAGAATGTTATTTAGAGGTATGTATGAAGGATCTGGAATGGCTGAGGCTGCTGAAGAATTACAGTATTATGTATTAAATGCATCAATGGCTGATTTATCTAGGCAAATATTAGAAAATCCAATTTCATATCATTATTCTAGTTTAACAGGAGAATTAAAATTTATGGGTGATACACCAAAGGGTGATGTTATATTAGAAATATATGAGACTATACCTGATTGTGCATTATACTCAGACGAAATATTCTTTAGATATGTAAGTGCTAAGATAAAACAATCCATAGGATCTAAACTAGCTATATTTAAATTTGCACTACCTGGTAATGTAGATTTTGATTACGATGCTATTAAATCTTTAGGTGATGATGAACTTAGTATAATTGACGAAGAGATTAAAGGTGATGAAGGTGTTGATTGGATGATGCATTCATAAATAAAGGAAGATAAATAAATAAATGGAATTATATATAAAATATCCGAGTGATCCTAATTACGATGTGGATCAAATTCAAACTAACGGTGAAATAGAAATGTTGATTACACAAATCCAAACAATTTTATTTACCGATAGTGGTGAAGTTATGGGCGATCATAAATTTGGATGCGATCTAGAGTCTCTTATATATGATTTCAATTCAAGTGAACATAATATTAAATCGGTAATAGTTGATCAATTAAACGCTTATTGCCCATTAGCTTCTAAGTACGACGTCGCAGTAAATGTAGATTTTGTCCAAGGTGAAGTTAGAGATATTGCGTTTATAGATATTACGATAGATAGTAGATATGCTATAAAAATAAGCATGCTATAAAAAAGTATACATAATAATGGCAGAATTAAAATTTTTAAGTACAATCAGAACGGGCGCAGAGTCTATTAAGGCTGATGCTAGAACTTACATTTCTAGGGTTTATAATAGAGCTAATACTCTATTTACTTTGGCGTCACCGTTTGCACAGATAATAAGTGTTTTATCAGAAATGATGGATCTTATTATGTTTTATATTGAAGATTCTGTAGTAGAACAAAATATTTACACAGCTCAACAACCAGAATCAATATATGGTATGTCAAGATTAACTGGTCATGATGCTACACGTGGTTTTGCTTCAACAGGTGAAATTATATTTAGATGGAAACCAGGTGCTGATATGGCAAAAATAGCTGGAACATTATTAAATATTGATGGTAGATCAAAGATTAAGTTTGATGCAAATGGAATGACATATACATTGTTAAATTCTACAGAGTTATTTAAATTAGAAAAAACAAATTATAATGCATTTAAAAGTGCAATTATTCAGGGTGAGTTTGAATCACAAACAGTAACATCTAATGGTGAAAAATTACAGTCATTTAATATAAATACTGGTGGAATTACTGATCATAGTAAAATAACAGTGAGTGTTAACGGTGAACAGTGGACAAAACATGAATCGTTATATGACATTCTTTCTGATGAGAAAGCATATTTAATTAAAACTGGAATTAGTGGAGGTTTAGATCTTTATTTTGGAAACAAAAACTTTGGAATGGTGCCACCTAATGGAGCTAGCATTAAAGTAGAATATGTAAAACATTCTGGAATTGCAGGTAATTTAGATGATTCACCTGATTTAACTCTTAAATGGGACGCTGCTGGTTATGATTCTAATGGCACGGAACATGATCTAAACGAGTTTTTAGACGTTACTGTTACATCTTCTCCAAAAATGGGTAGCGATAGAGAGAGTACTCAATTTACAAAAATAATGACTCCGCTTGCAAGTAAGTCGTTTGTATTAGCAACACCTGATAATTATGAATATTTCTTATCAAGATACAATATGTTCTCTTATATAGATGCATTTAATACAACTGATGATCAGTATTTGGATGATGATAATGTTATTTACATTTTTGCAGTGCCAGATATTAATAAAAAATTAGCTAAGAATCAAGATTACTTTACTGTACCTCAAGAAGAAATGTTCTTTGATCAAGGTGAGTATGATGCAATGCATAAGGTTTTAGAAGATAGCGGACAACAAATGGTAACAACTGAAGTTGTCTTTGTTAAGCCACAAATAAGAAAATATAGTATTGATATTAATATTAGATACTTTGAAGGTTTTACTAAAGATGAAATTTACACAGCAGTAAGAGAGAAGATGTCGACATATTTATTAAATATAACAAGAAGAGATAAGCTACCTAAATCGGATGTTATTTATATTTTAGAAGAAGTTGCAGGAATTGATGCAGTAAATGTTAGATTTATTTCAGAAACAGAAGAAACTGCAAGAAGGCTTGGTTATTATGAATCTGTTAATGTTACTGTAGTTCCACAAGAACCAGTAGTGTTGGAGACAGTTGGTAACGGCAAGCAAAAACATGTGTTCTTTAAAAAGATAGAAGATGTTAAAATTATTCCAGTTGATGAAAACACAGATATACCTGCAGATATTAAAGGTTTAGATCAGTGGGGTGATATTATAATGGATAAAGAAGAAGTTGCAGTATTTAGAGGTGGATGGTTAGACAGAGACGGTGATGTTATGGAAGATGATGTTTTAATCAACGCTGAAGCTGCAGTTAGTATTAATTTTGAAGCAGATCCTGTACCTAGAACAATATACACTAGAGTACAAGCTGGAAATAGAAAGGCACTTAAATAATGGGTTTATTTACAAATTTATTTAGCTATAGAAAACGTAGAAGATATGATTCTGCGAAGTTTAGAAAAGATGACAGACTACATACTGGATATAATTATGATGATGAGTTAGGACCGGGAGATATGCTAGGTAGATCTTTATCTGGACACATTCAAAGAAATCAAACTATTCAACATTTTTTAATATTCTTGGATGATTCTATAAAGAATTTATTAAAAGGCGTAAGATACTTAAATAATTTTAAAAATTATACAGTAGACGAAAACACAAAGAAAACTAGATAATGTACGATAATTTAAGATTTTTTAAAGGACTAGAGCATGATTTAAACTTTACGAAGAATAACTCTGACGTATATACGGGTACTGTTCACTTGTCGGAGGTTTCCGCAGGTTTATACGAAACCATTAACTTGTTTATTCTTGAAGAATGTAGATTAATGGGTGATTCTATTATAAATTTCCCAGTCAGCGAAGTAACTGAGTCTGACCAATTTTTATTCGAGTGGAATGAGGATAGCAGATTTGATAGTAAAGACATTATATTGTATGACATTGATAATAGCGGAAATATACCTGTTATTAGAGAGTTAAAATCACAGAGTGTTGATTTAGTTCCAACTAGTAATATTGCAGCATATGACGATGGTATAAAAATGTTATGGGAACAAGATAATACTGCGGTACAACTTAACATTACGTTAAATTCTTTAAAGTCTGGACCTCACGTTAGAGATTTAAACATTTATCATAGTGCAAATAATGTAAAAACACTAATTGCTACGATTGAAGTTTATGGAGAAGTTGTTGCAGAAGATGAAAGATTAAAAATCCTTTTACAAAATTTTGGAGCTACATTAGACGAGTCTGATTTTATGTTATTTAAAGATCATGACATTAGTGAAATGTCACCTGATTATAAACTACTGAATAAGAAGAGAAAGGAATTACTTTTAGAGTTGCACAATATAAAACCATTTGTTGGTACATATAAAGCAATATTAAATGCCATAGATTTCTTTGGTTATGATAAAATAACTTTAAAAGAATATTGGTTAAACGTTAATAGTTCTGTTAAGAACTTTGGTAAATTATTTGCAGTTCCTGTACCTAACTCATCGGTAAGAGGCGAGAACACAAGAAAGAAACTAGTGTTTAAACTTCCTTCTAGTACAATGAAGAAAACTAGTAAGTTTAGCCTTGTATATAGATTAAATGAACCTAACGGCACATTTGATCAATGGGATATTCCAAACGTAACAGAAACATTTGATTATACACCAGAAGAAGTACTTATTAAACTATATGGTTTAAAGGCTAAATTACAAAAAGATTATTTACCACTTCAAGCAAAGATAATTGATATTACAGCTGAAGGTGATTATTTTACACAAAGAAATATAAATGTTTGGAACATTCAAAATAGCATAGACTTCTTTAGTGAAGGACATACTGTTAAATTTAGTGTATTTCCTAGTGATAGACAACTTTTTATTGAAGATATGTCCATGGTTTTAAAACCTACATTAGATCAAAATGATAACACTAATAATTACGACTTATTTTTAAACACTAAAAGTGGGGAAGAACATACATTAACACCTGTTGATAGAACTGAATTAAAGAGTGTGTTTAGAGAATTTTATGAAACATATCATAACCAAGAATTATATTCATATAACCCTAATGTTCCTATCGGATGTCCTGTATTATTAGACGGTACTGAATCTTTTGATGATATATGGGACGAAGCTCTTTTTACATGGGAAGATACTGCGGGGTTTGGACAAGGTGCAGATCCAATACCAAATGGATCAGTACAAATTCACTCTGGAATTTCTTGGAATGATTGGTGGAAAGCATGGGTTTATGAAATAGAATGGATCATTACTGGTAAGAATAAAGGCTATGACCAAACGTACAGAGGTGCGATTGATGACTACTTAGTTTTGCCACTGATATTACCACACGATGACATATATACTGTCGAGATGAGAACATATGATCTATTTGGACATAGATCTCACTATAGAATGGACGATTTAATTGATGTAAAACTTAAAAACTTAGAGTTATATGGTATTTACAAATGGTTAGAAAATGA